GTTAAGTATCAGCCTGAGGTTAAAGAAGGTGTAATGGATGGAGCGTTAGAAATTAAAACTATTTTAATGACTGACTTTGATCCAGTAATTAGATGGACCAGAGATCTTGGAGATAAAGTTGTTGATGTTCCTGAGAATGCAGAAGCTGCACTAAAGCAAAATAGAATAGAAGCTGATCGTAGAGAAAAAATTGTGGTACATCATGACTAAGATTATCAAGACCACACAAGGCGAAGCTCAGTTTGTTCTTAAAGAAGAATACCCAGATGAGAATAAAGCTATTGAAGGTAAAGAACCTATAACATCTGAAGCTGAGGTAACAGATCTTAAAATAGAAAATATTAAATATAAATTGAAGGAGGTTTTGAAAAATGAGTGATCAAAAACTTTTAAGATTAGAAAAAAGACACAAAGGTTTAGCAAGAGTAACAGCTGCTATTAATGATCTTTATATATACGGTGTTTATGAAAGTAATTATCCAGCTTTAATGGATGTATTAAATGAAGCTAAGGATGCTTGTAAAGATGAGTTAAGAGATACTCATGTTGAGATAGTTGCTATTACTAAAGCTAATGAGATAACTAAATTAACTCCGAGTACAACAGAGCAGCTCCAGGAGGACTATGACGAATAGCGGAATGTTTGAAGATGCAGAAAAAATAGAATACTTGGAAAACCAAAATAAATTATTAAAGAAAAAATTAAAAGAAGCTGCATCTAAAATAAAAAGAATAGAAGGTTTAGAAAAAATACACGCCAAGAACAATGGCCATTTAAGAGTTCACATTAAAGAACAAGATAAAAAGATTGATACTTTAAAAAAAGATATTGAGATACTTCGTGAAGGAAACGAAGCTTTAGGCATATACCGCCAACATTAAACTCACACACAGCTACGGAGACTGCGTTCTTGCAGCCTCCATAACCTTTGATACCTAGTTAAGAAACGTATTTTTTAGGAAATATAACAACATTAGATTTTGGCAACGCAGCAATATTTTTAATATCCTGATCATTTTGCATTTCGCCAAAAGTAGATCTGTAAGAATAGATCTTATTAGTTTTTAATTTAAAATATTTAATAGCTTTGAAGTTTTTAATTTTCATTAAGAGCCTCCATATCTATTAAGTTTGGAAAAGCACCATCTAAAGCTTGTTGTTCAGCAGCAGCTCTTTCTCCTGATGGATCTAAACCAGTATGATCTCCATAAAGACCTTTGGTTAATCTAATATCTTTATGTCTAATCTGACCTTTAATAAAGTTATCAGTTAAGATTTCATTACCAGCTTGAGCATCAGTTAAAGAGGTAGCTGCAAAGTGTCTAAATGTTTTACTTACGCAGCCATGAAACTTGTTAACAACAGTTCTAGTGTGTGATTTACTACCAGAACTATTTTTAACTACCTCGATCTTTGCAAAACCAAGATCTTGATAAGCTACTTTCAACCAATCATTTATAGTTTTATCTGCTAAAGGTACTGTTTCATTAACACATCTTAGCGAAGCAAATACTAATGGCATTTTTTTTGGTGTATAATATTTAGACTGAATAGATTTCCAAATAGATAACACTCTAAATAATGCAGAGTGCATACGAACACTATCAAAACTACCATCAGCTTT